ACAAGTACAGTAACTGAACCATTTGATTCAAAAATTACACAAGATAATACAAAAGCTATAGGAAATTTAGTAAGTTTTGACACAACAACTAAAGTTCTTAGATTTATACAACCAAGAACTAATTTTGTAGATTTATATTTGAATGGCGAAAATTATAATTTCGATTACAATTATGCAAATAGTATTAGTGGAATCCAAACATCAAATACATACAAATTAGAACAATTTAATTCCACAACAATTAAAATAGGATCAAATTCTTACTCTGTGGATAGTGGATTTAGTGGAAATAGTGTTGATATTGGTGCAGTAACTTATTACTTAGGGCAACAATTCTCAGGTGGTCTTTCGTCACCAGATATAAATATAAAGAGTGGTGAGATCATATACGTAGACAATAGGGAATCTGTAACTAGATCTTCACAACAAAGAGAAGATATCAAAATTATTTTAGAATTTTAGAAAATGCCACAAAGCACTAATTTAAACAAAAGTCCATATTATGATGATTTTAATGATTCGAAGAATTTTTATAAGGTTCTTTTTAAACCAGGAACAACTGTTCAGGTAAGAGAGCTAACAACTATTCAATCGATATTACAAAATCAAATTGAAAAACTAGGAAGTGCTTTTTTTAAAAAAGGCACTGTGGTTGTTCCTGGTGGATATGCATACGATTCATCCTACTATGCAATAGAAGTAGAAAATGTATATAAGGGAATAGATGTTGAAGATTATTTTGAATATCTAGTAGGAACAAATATAACTGGAAAAACATCAAGTGTAACTGCAAAAATAGAAAAAGTTCTTTCTAGAAAAGAATCTATTAGATCTGCTACTACATTTTATATTAAGTATCAATCATCTTCAACTGAAAATTTCACATCTAATAAATTTCAAGATGGGGAAGAATTGGCAGTTAATGCCAATATAAAATTAGAATCTTCTTCTATTGCTTCTGGAAGTGGGATTGCAAAAATATCATCTCCAATTGATAGATCTGCATTATCAATTGGATCAGCAGCTAAGATTGAAGACGGTATTTATTTCATTAGAGGATTTTTTGTTAATATTACAAAGGATGAAATAATTCTAGATCAATATACAAATACACCATCATATAGAGTTGGATTAAATATAAAAGAAGAAATTATTAATTCAAATCAAGATTCTTCTTTAAATGATAATGCTCAGGGATTTTCAAATTTTGCAGCACCTGGGGCAGATAGATTAAAAATTTCATTAACACTGACAAAAAAACTTTTAACTGATTTTAATGATGATAATTTTATTGAATTGTTTAGGGTTGATAATGGAATTTTAAAACAGATTAAAAATACTACAGATAGTTCATTTATTACTGATATTTTAGCAAGAAGAACTTTTGATGAATCTGGAAATTATTATACAAATGCATTTAAAGTTGAACTTTTAGAATCTTTAAATGATTATCTAGGAAATAACGGATTATATTATCAAGGCCAATCAGGATCAATTACTCCTTCAAAAGATACTGGTATTCTTAAAATATCCCCAGGAAAAGCTTATATTAAAGGATATGAAGTACCAACAAATATAGAATTATTAAGTTACCCTAAACCAAGAAAAACTAAACTCATATCAAACTCTTCATCTAGTTTTTATGCAGGAAATCTTTTAAGAGTTAATAATATAAAAAATGTACCTAGTATTGGATTAACTACTGATACATACATTCCACTCTATAATAAAAGACTAGTTGATGGAACAACTTCAGGCGAGCAAATTGGAGTAGCAAGAGTATATGATTTTTCATCATTTGTATCATCTTATCAAAATCCATCTAGTCAATTTGATTTAAGATTATTTGATATTCAAACATATACAAAAATAGTAACTGATTCTTCAATTTCTTCTATCAATAATGGAGATTATATTAAAGGAAATAATAGTGGATCTATAGGATATGTAAAAAGTTTTTCTGGAAAAACATTAACTTTATATCAAGTTTCAGGAAGCTTCAATCCTAATGAAAGTTTAATAGTTAATGGGATAGGATCATCCATTTCAATTGGAACCGTAACAAATTATTTAATTGATGACGTTAAGTCAATTTCAGTTAATAATGTATTTACTGCAGACACTCTTTTATCTAAGGAAGTTTCTATTACTGGACCATTTACATTAACTACAAATGGAAGTTCTGGAACTATTACATCAAATAATGGAAGTTCATTTGCATCAAACTTAAAAGTAGATGATATTGTTAAATATACTCAAATAGGATTTAGTTCATACGTATTTGCAGGAATTACTTCTGTATATTCTACTAAAAATAAAATTGATATTGTTGGAGTATCAACAGTATTAAATGTATGCACAGGAAATCTTGGAGTAAGTACATCTATACAAAATATTTTTACTATTAAACCACAGATTTTAGAATTACAAGACTCATCACTTTATTCAAATTTCAATAATAAAAATATTGCAAATGTAAATTTCTTAGATTCAAATATTTATGTAAAAGTTCCATATGGTGGAATTACAAAAACATCCACTACATTGACATTACCTAATTTATCAGGAACAAACTATACATATGCAACTTATAATTCAGAAAGATATATTGTTGTAAATGCAAATGGGACTTTAGAAAATTTAGACAATGCTTTATTAACTATAACAAATGGTGGAAAAAATGCACAATTTACAAATTTAAGTGCAACTTCAGGTCCTTGTAAAGTAATTACAACTCAAATTAAATCAAATGTAACTCAGAAATTAAAAAATTTAGTAAGATCTGAATTTATTACAATTTCAAAAACAAAATATAATCCCAGTAGAAATGTTGGATTAGCATATACTTCAATATACGGAACTAGGGTTGAAGATGATAATATTAGTTTGAATGTATCAGATATTTTGGAAGTTCATGGGGTATTTGAATCTTCAACCACATCAGATCCTATTTTACCTTGGATATCTTTAACTGGATTAAATAGTCCCAATTCAACAACTTCAGACCTTATAATTGGAGAACTTGTAATTGGTTCAAAATCTGGATCTGTAGCAATTTATACAAAATCCAAATCTTCATCTCAAATTTATTTGGTTAATAAAAATAAAAATTCATTTATTCTTGGAGAAACTGTTTCATTTCAAGAGAGTGGATATACTGCTATAGTATTAACCTCAGATAAGGGGGATATTAACATTTTAGATAATTATACTTTGGATAATGGACAAAGAAAACATTTTTATGATTTTGGTAGAATTACTAAAAATAATTCAAATAAAGATCCTGATGGAAGATTGACAATTGTATTTGATTATTTTAAATTCAATTCAAATGATTCAGGAGATTTAATATCTGCAAATAGTTACCCAAATAATTTAAAGGACAAGATTCCTCAATTTAATGGTATAAGAAATACTGATATTATAGATATTAGGCCAAAAGTTACAAATTATGATCCCAACTCAGCAATACTGAGTCCATTTGATTTTGTTTCTAGATATTTCTATACTGCAGAATATAATCCTACTCAAATTTTAGTTTCAGATGAAAACTTTATTTTTGATTATGATTTTTATTTGCCAAGAATTGATAGAATAACTTTATCTAAAGATGGAGTTTTTCAATTAATTTTAGGAACTCCAGATGAATTTCCAATAGATCCTACAATCTCAGATGAAGTTTTAGATGTAGCAAAAATTGTAGCAAGTCCTTATGTTTATGATGTTAAATCTGATGTAAAAATCATTTTAGCTGATCATAAAAGATATACTATGGCAGACTTAAAGGATATTGAGAATAGAGTTTCTAATTTAGAATATTATACATCACTTTCACTATTAGAAGCCTCAACTCAAAATCTTTTAGTCGAAGATCAATATGGATTTAATAGATTTAAATCTGGGTTTTTTGTAGATGAATTTAATGACTATTCAACTTCAAATATAAATGATCCTTCATATAATGCACTTGTAGAAAATAAAACTTTAAGTGCAACTAAACATGAAGAAAAAATAGATTTATCATTATTTTATAATGATAATTATTCATCAATTTCAAATATTTCAGTATCACAAACAACTTCAAATAATGTAAAAATTACTGGAAATCAAATTTCTCTAGATTACGTAGAAATTGAACAATTTAAACAACCATTTTCAAGTAAAGTTACAAATGTAAATCCATTTGCTTTTGTTAGTTATCAGGGTATTTTGGAATTAACTCCATCAATTGACACTTGGACTACAACTATTAATAATCAAACTAATATAGCAAGAGTTGAAAGAAGAGGTCAGAGTGATTTTAGTAGTACAACTATAGCAGATAATTACATAAGAAGTAGAAATATTGATTTTACTGCAGTAAGATTGATACCAAATACAAGATTCAAATTATTATTTGATGGAAGAACTTTAACAAAAACTCCACCAGCAATTGAATCATTTGCATTCCCTAAATTATTAGAAATTAAAAATGTAACTGGAACATTTGAAGTAGGAGAAACTGTTGATTCAATAGATTCTAATGG